TTGATCCAAGCCGCGCCATCGTAAAATACTGGATAAGCGTTTCCTGAACCAACACTAACTGGATCCCAAGTAATTCTATCTGCAATAGCTAACATGCCTACAGTTGGTGTACTTGGTTCTGCCGCCAATGGTTTTAATTTTGCAAAACCGTTAACGTCTAGTGTCGCTAATGGAGCATATGAAATAGTATTAGCAATAGCCATACTACCATCTGCTACAATGCTTGTTGCAACTAAGTCTGGAACACTTGCTGATCCATTGTTGTTGATAAACATCATTTTACCCTTTGCAGTATCTGCCGAAACAGTTGTGCCTGGGTCAATTTGGAATGTAACAACACTTGATGGAACATTGTTGCCTGTTGATCCATCTAAACTTCTTGCTTGGATAGCACCTAAGTAATCACCTGCTGTACCTTGTGTAGGTGTTGTCATACTTCCGTGTAATCCTGTGAATGCCATTTTATAAGCACCACCAAATCCTGCTTGTGCTAAACCAATCATGTCAATCGGTGGAGCACCGTCTACTGAGTAAACGTTAATACCTGTACTAGCTACGTCACCTGCCGCACCAAAGTCAACTGTAGTTAAACCATTCTTTAGTTTAATTACGTTAGCATTAGCAAACATAGAACCGTTGTCAAATTTAACTGTTCCGTTGACGCCATCAATAATAGCACTACTGTCATCACTGTAAACTGAACCTGTTATATCACCTGTAAATGTTCCTGTGAATGTTGGTGCTGATACTGTACTTGTAAATACACCTGTACTTGCGTTTACTGTTTTAAGTGCTGGATTATAAAATACTGTTGCATCGTTGGCTTTAACTGTACCTGTTAGCTCACCTGATACTGCAACAGCACCAGTAGCAACATTTAATAATACTGTACTGTCATTACCTATAACATTTGCATTAATACTAAGTGCATCAATTTGATCTGTAACAGTTAGTGTATTAAGATGTGCTGAAGCAAACTTATTGTTAGGTCCACCTAAGCTTCTTGCTCCGTCTACGTCTGGAATAATATCTGATTCAATTTTAGCTGATAAATTAACTGTATCTGTGGCCGCATCACCAATAGTAAGGTTGCCACCAATAGTCATATTACCATCAGCAGTAATGTTTCCAGTTGCAGTAATGTTCCCTGTTACGTTTACATTACCTGTACCTGTTAAGTTATAATTGTTTAGATCTAAGTCTGCACCAAGAAACGTACCAGCTGTATCAACTGCTAACCCGCCTGCTGTGGTTCCATCCCCTACATACAGCTTTTTAGTGTCTGTAGTATAGATCAACTCCCCATCTAGTGGAGTAATTAGAGCCCTTTGGGCATTCGTTCCTCTTCGTAATCTTAAAGCCATTTATAGCACTCCTAGTATCTTATGTATGTATTTATGCCAATAAGATAAATTACTTCCGCTTCTTCAAAAACTGTTTAGTACGTTTTTGTACGTCATTTTTAACTCTTTCTGAATCTACACGGAAATCAACGTTTTTAATAGCAGAATTGTAGTTAGTAAACATCTCGTTAAGTGCATGTTCGACCTCTTTTAAAGGGTCTTTTTTAGACTTATCCTTAATTTCAATCTCCCACTTCTTACCGTTGTGGAATGATACTGTTATACTCTCTACGTACTCTAGCGGAATAGCATCGATGTTTATATCCTTAAACACCTCAGGCCATTTTGCTACTATGTCTTGTGGTAGTCGCTTCTTACGACTTGCCACGACCAGAAGCCTTTTTAACAGGTGCCAACTCGTCGGCTTGTTTTCTTAACTCTGTAGCTTCTTTAAATAGTCTATCAGCATCAGCTCTTAGATTCTTAGCTAAGTCGTCGTCTGATAAAGGCTCATCTGTACTTGCAACAGCTTGAGCTTGTACTTCAGGAGTACCAACTGGTCCGCCTGATCCTACTTCAGTCACTGAACTTTGTCCTACTGCTAAATCGGAAATACTAATTCCTTTTTGGTCAGCAATTACTTTATTAAGTTCTGCAAGGTTAATTGTAGTTGAATTATCAGGTGTCATAGTAACATCTGTTGTAGCAACTTTAGTTAATTTACCTCTAGCATGAAATGATGGTAACATAGTACTACCGTCTGTTAGTTGGGTTCTTTGCATTGCATCTGCTAATTCGTCAGCAGTTTGTCCTGCATTACTTTCAACTAAGTTCATTAGTACGTCATGTTCACTATCACCTAAGTTTTCAGTTTGAACAACTAGACAACTTTCTGGATCGTCTGGTAATGTTCTAAATGCGACAGCAACTTTACGTCCTGTAGCTTCTAATCTTCCTATGTGTTTTAAGGCCATTATATTTCTCCTTAGGCGCCTAATACAGCATTAGCATCCGCAGATGATACTGGTGTATCTTTAGGGTTTGCTGGAGCCGCCGGTGTTGCCGGAGCCTTTGCTGATTCGCCTACTTGTTGATTTTGTACCGTTGTTAAGAATACATCTAATTTATTAAATGTTTTTCCGACTGCTTCTAGTTCGTTAGCCTTAAATGCTCCACGACTTTGTGCAACTTCGATAATAGTTTTTAAAACGCCTAAGTCCTGAACAGTTAATTCTGCCGCGGCCTGCGTTCCTTCTGGTGCACCACCCTGTGGCATAGGTGCTTGGCCTGCGCCATCTTTTCCTACTGTTGGGGTTGATGCAACTTTTGTTGTATCATTTGACATTTATATTCTCCTTGTTTTGATCATAACAAGCATATCTGTGTATATGCTATTATATTTACTCTGGGTTAATTAATTATACTTTAAATGTGGACAAGCTAACATGAAGTAACTGAGCTCTCTATGTTGTTCAAATCCAATTTTAATAGTCTGATTGTATGCACGATTTTGGTTATCAGATAGAACTAGTGTTCGACCTATATAAAATCGTCCTTTTAAGTTTGCCTTAATCCATTTACGGATGGAATCTTCCATGTTATATTTTGGGTGGATACTACAGAACTCAAAATGTTTAGGGGCAGACTTAGCTTCCCTAATATCAAAAAAGTCATAAGCATTGGGTTTAATATCTTTGTCCAGCACTATTTTCCTTCTTCGTAATGAGCAGTAATACCAAATGGTGCCTGCATATTTTTATCATGATAACTATGAACAATAAAAATTGTATCACAGTAGTTTTCGTCACCCCATGTATCCCAAGGGTAACCATCTGTAAACATAATGAACTTCTTAGGAACAATATCATGTTCTTTCATGTATGTCCAGTTTTTCATAAAGTCAGTACCGCCACCGCCAATAACTTTGTACTCACGTAAGTCACTAGCCGAGTCTGCACTAAAATCTTGTTCGTTATAAACTTCTGTATCAAAGCACCATAATTTAATTTTATAGTCTTGATATTCGTCCATAATACCTTGTACTTCGCTTAAGAAGTCATTTGCTTGACTGTCACCAATTGAACCTGACATGTCAATAGCAATACAAAGATCAACTGTATCCATAAAGTTCATACCTGGTAATACTGCACCAGTATGCCAACCTTTACGTGAAGGACGACTAAATGTAAAATCGTTACGTATAGTACTTTCAATTTGTTGTCTAAGTAACTCTCTCCAAGTAATCTTAGGTTCAGTAAGTTCTTTAATCATACGTTCTACTTCTGCAGGAACATTACCTGCACCTGCCGCCTGTGCCGCAGACATCATGTTCTCTTTTATTTCGTCACGTATTTTAGCAAGTTCTTCTTTACTATATGAAGGCTTGTTAGCACTAGGTGCCTTGCCTTTAGTTTGACCTGGTTGTGGGCTATTACCTTTCTCCCAATCAACGTGTTCGTCAAGTAGTTTACCTAATTGCTCTAATTCTTCTTGATCGTACTTTTCAAAGATATCATCATATACAGCCTCTGAAGTCCAACCGTCATATTTAAAGTCTTGGAAAATTGGAATGTCTTTAGGCTTGTCACCAATACGATCACGTACTAGTGTATTGTTTACAATATAGTCTGCCGCAATATTATGTATCTGCGGATCTCTATCTTCTCTACGTGTCATGTGATCAAATACACAATGAAGTATTTCATGTGCAATTACAAATTCTATTTCTTTGTTAGTCATTTTAGCAAAGAACGGAACACTATAAAATAAGTGTCTGCCATCTGTTGCGGCAGTAGGACACCAATCACTTGCTTCTTTAATAATAAGCCTTGTAGCCATATTACCAAAAAATGGATGACGCAATAACAAACCAACTCTAGCTACAATAATTCTGTCCAAAACTTCTGCACGAAGTTCGTCAGTAATTTCTATTTGTGGAGTTTCTGTTTCTAGTTCTAATACGTCTGTTGCCATGTGCCTATTCCTTATTGTTTATACTTACAGTATACAGTATTTAATTGAGTTTGTCAACCAAATAAAAAGGGTAGAGTACCAAAAAGTACCCTACCCTAATCAGTTAACTAGCCTGTGCGGCTGTGATGTACTTTCCGTACTTTTCATGGAACTCATCAAAACACTCAACTTCATCTGGATCGATTGGAAGTTGGTATTGTGTAAGACCTAATTTGATACCCATAACTACTAGCTCGGTATCAAAGTTGTCCATTGAGAACCTTAAGAAGTTATTAACCATATCGTCAAACTTCTTATTGCCTTTATCGTTAGCTTCTTTTAACTCATAACATAAAGAAACAGTCAAGGAATACATGGCACTGATTTCTCGTGTTTCTAATGTTTTTACTTTGCCATCTAATACATCAGATGGGTTAGGTAAGTTAGCTGAAACTTTACGGTGGGCCATGAATTTCACAGCCAGGCCTTCGCCAACTGAACCACTAACTAAATCGGTAGTGGTGATCTCGTCATCATCATCCTCTAGTAGTTCGGATACAAATGACCAAGAACGAGGTGTAGCAAATGAACGACTTGGACTTTTTGGATCAAAGTCATACAAGTCTTTCTTGCTGAATGTCAAGTAACCAACAACATCTTGGTGTATGTCATTGTTTACTGCCCACTGAAACCAATCGTCAAAATCAACTTTTAGTTCTAAGTGAACAAATCTATTTGCCAATGGTGCTGGCATTCTATATGTAACACCTTTGTCAGCATCTCTGTTACCTGCCGCTACAATAAGAACATTGTCTGGTAGTACATAAGTACCAACCTTACGGTTAAGGATTAATTGATATGCCGCCGCTTGTACAGCCGGTGCCGCAGAGTTCATTTCGTCTAAAAACAAAACGATAAACTTATGCTTCTTAGCATCTGCTTCTGTTGGCAATTCTTGCGGTGGTGCCCAATGCATTGTATTATCATTTGAACTATAATACGGAATGCCTTTAATGTCTGTTGGATCCCATAGTGACAAACGAATGTCAATCATATGTGCATCAATTTCTTTTGCAACTTGTCCAACGATATCCGATTTACCAATACCTGGTGCTCCCCAGATAAACAACGGACGTTTCTTTTTAAATGCTCTAACAATGCTCTTCTTTGCACTATTAGGACTTACTGTTCTAACTGCTATATTTTCCATGTTGTATTCCTCTTTCATTTTGTTCAGTGCCATACTTTAATTTCTAAGTATGTATATATTATAGCACCTCGTATTCAAAAGGTCAACCAGAAAATGCAATTTTTTTAAGAAAAAGAATGTAGTAATATCAAGGGTTTAGCTCTTCGTCTGTCCGTTTTAGAGCTTTGGCTAGTCCATATTTACGGACATCTCCACTAAAAAGATGTAATTCCATGCTCTTTTTTTCACTTGTAACTGTTACTGCTTTGTTAGTTACGTAGTAAGGACAATCGATAAACTTATCTAAGAACAATATAATTTGGGTTGTTATCTTAAATTCTGGTGGAAATGGAATTTCATATGTAACCAAATCCAATTTGTCCATAATAAACATCATGCCTTCGTCAGTTAGACGTAAGCCGCCAACTGCTCTAGTGTTTTGCCACCATAACGGCATGTACTCTTTTAACGTGCTTTCACTAATACTAATGTTGGCCTGTTTTAAGAATACCTTGGTATAGGTTTCTTTCCAGTTCATTTTAGTCTTCTTGTACTGTTGTGCCGGAAGTTAGTTTTACGACGGTAAAATCTTCAGTAGTGAATAGTTCGTTGAGTTTACTTGCTAGGTTATGTGCATGTCCAGGATTGCTAAAAGACACTTTCTTATATTTAGGTCCAGGGTAATTAGTAAGTACATTAGATGACTTTAAGTTAAAAGGTTTACCCTGATGGAAAACTGCCCAAATAGCATCAGCCTCTAGAATTTGTTCGCTTCTATAAGACTTTTTATTTACATGCTCTAGCAATACTTTAGGTTTTGGTCTACTCATATATCGTTCCTCTATCATAAGTATTTATCCAAATGATGGAGTTATATGCGTAGTTTACTTGGCTACTTCCACCCTTGTCCGCCACCGTCTACAGTAACATTAATTACTTCTTCAGCGTTCTTTTCCTGGTGTACTAGAGCTTCTAATTCGCCGTGTAAGCGACTCATTACACTTCCGATAGTCAATGCCAAGTTCTTAGCATCTCTAATGTTAAGTGTAATGTCTTTTAATTGTTGGTTGTCAGCAGTCTTAACTTTGTCAATAAACTGTTGTAAAGGAATAGTGTTTAATGGATTAACGGTTGGCACGTGATAACTCCTGACGCATTTCGATCTCAGTCTGGAACGGACCTCTATATTCGTATGATTCTAATGTTACAAGTTTAGGACAAAAACTCTTTACCCAACCCTTGTCAAAGTGAATACAAAAATAACCTGCACAATATAAGCTCTTAGACTTTTTACTTTTAGTAAACAATCCAAACTTTCTTTTTACATCAAACATACTATTGTAAGGAACAGTACTAGTTGGTAAGTTATAGATCTCTTTTGAAACACTAGGTTTTGCTTCACTAACACCTGACTTATTCCAAAGTAGTGTACCTAAGTTCTTTTCAACAATACCTTTAGTATCATATATGTAAGTTCCTGTATCGCAACTGTACATATATTTGTTATCAGCATCACGTGATAGTGTGCCTTTCTTTTCGTTCGAATCAGTATCTTCAATGATCCAAAATTTATTCTTTAGTATTTCATTTGCCTTTAGTTTTGTCATTTTACAGGGTACCTCGCTTGTAGTGGTTTTGCATATGCTTGTGCATTATCGGAAATTCTTTGCATATCGTATATAGCACAGAACTTCATAAGACGCAAGCCAACCTGTGAAATATTCTTAGGTTGTGCATTTTCGTTAATAGTGTTAAAAATCTTTTCTTTAATATTCTCAGGTTGTGCAGTTAAGTCACATAGTGTAACATTACGTTGATAGTCATCTAGTACACGATGCTCGTTACCT